TGCATCTCATAATCCCACAGCTCATCGAGTGTGATGGTTTGCAGGGTCTTGCCCTTGGGCGGGGTCTGATCTTTTGTTTCTTGTCTATAAGCTACTGCAAGCATTCTAAACGCATCTGCTGGGTGTGAGCACCAATCGTGGCGCGGAGTTTGACGAAAAGTTTTCTTATCTTCATCATATTCACGCTGATATTGCCTTAACGCTTCCAGCCCCTCATCGCATCTGGAGTCGAAATAACAGATGGGCAAGATCATCCGCACCGCTTGGATGCCGTCCTGTATGCCAATCTCAGGCACTATCGCCAGCTTGCTGATGCCGCCTAGATGTGCCGCCAACTGCTCAACAATAGACTTTCCACCTGAGGCAAGGGTCTTGGCTCTGGCATCATGCGGCAGGAAATGGCGGGTGTATCGGTAACCCTTAGCTATGACCGCACTAGCTATTTCCTCAATGCTTGCGCCTGATACGGCGTAATAGTCCATCACCCTGATCTCGCCCCTGACCACTTGATACCACCAAATAGCGGTGTCATCTCGATAGCCTAAGTCCCATGCGGTAAATACTGGGGATTCTGGCTCAAACGGTAGCTCACAAATCCTGCCCTCAGCATCAGCCTGGCGCATTTCCTGACCAAAGAACGCCCCCAGTAAGGCGGCATCAAAACTGCACTCGTACTCCTGATCGTACTGGTCTTGGCTTAACTGTGACCGAGCCGCTTGCAATTCTGAGTCTGGCAACAGCTTGGACACTGATGCCGGTAGGCGTAGCAGAAACCAATCTGGCACAACTTGGCTGACCTTGTAGATGTCGTGGAACTGGTTTTTGCCTTTTGGCGTACCCCCAAACACAGCCCAGCCAAGCCTGTCGCTGAGACAAGGCCGAATGATGTTTCCCCAAACGCTTGGTCTAAAGTCACCGTATTCGTCCATGTAAACGCCGTTAAAGCCCATGCCCCGCATTGCGTCAGCGTTGTCTGCTCCAAATAACATGATCTTTGCGCCGTTCACCAGCTCCACCATCAAGTCTGCTTCGTTTGTGGCTTTGGTTACTGGCGCGGCGTAATGCTTGATGTAATCCCATGCAACTCGTTTGGCTTGGCTTCTAAACGGGGCTATGTACGCATACTGTGCGCCTCGACCGCCCTCAGTAATAGCTCGCTTGATCAGGTCGTTGATTGCAGCTACCGTCTTTCCAGCCCTGCGGTGGGCAAGTAAGCACGACCAGCGCTCTGTCCTCAGATGAAACGGCATGAAAGCCGCCCGAGGGCTGTAGGGCAGGATTACTTCACGCCGCCCCATGTCACCACCATTTCTACCGGCCCCTCGTCTTTGCCAGTGATTTCAGTCCTTGCCAGTTTGGGTACATGGTATTCAACCACCGATTGGAATAACTCAAAGGCTTTGGCAGGATTGGGTTTTATGTCATGCTCAGGAACACCCATAGCAACCTCGTCAAGCCACTGTGCAAGTCGGTGGGCATTACCATCCACGAACATCGCTATGGCCTCTCTAGCCTGTGCTGTGACCTTATTAGGCGTACCCGCAGACCTGCCGCCTGCTTTCTTTCTATTCTTAACTACTTTAGTTGTATCATTCATAATAAAGCATTATGTTATTCAGTTGGAATAGGGTATCTTAATTCTTGCCCTGTTGCAAATGGGCTTTGTCCTGCGCCAATTCGTTGCTGGGCGTAGTCTTGTGCTTTTTTGTATATTTCGGGCGTTGGCTCTAATCCCATTTTTAGCAAATCAACCTCTTGTTTGTTAAGAGTTGGCACAATCAATGGGTGAGATACCAGTTTGCCGTCTTGGTCATAAGCGCTTGACAATTCAGTCATTGCACCGCCTTGGTTCATTGGGACTTCACCAAAATAGCCTTTGCCCTTAGGTGTGGCATCTGTAAGACTTTGCCCCTCCTCCAAATACCTCATGCCATAAGGTGCAAGGCCAGGCTGTCGGCTAATTGCTTGGGCTAATAATTTGTAATCACCATATTTTTTAGGCATTATTTCCTCGCTAAAACTTTTGCCATTGCCATTTTTTTGTCGGCAGCCGCATAGTCTTGGGCAACCTTAACAGGAATGTTGGCTTTCTTAGCAAACTCTGGGTTATGCGCCGCAGCTTGCATAAATTGGGCTTGTTTTTTAGAGTAGCTTGGCATCAGAATCTACCTTGAAGTTGTAACCCTATGCTTTGGTCATAAGGTGTTTTCTTGCCGTAAACGCCAACTCCCATGTTTTTGTTAAGTTGTTGCAGGTATTGCATCTGCATTTCTTTTACTTTTTGACGTTCAGCATCTTGACCTGTCATTGCCCTTGCTTGAAATTGACCGCGACCCATTGGTGCGTTATAGCCAAGGGTTGCTGTGCGCTCTGGCGTATTTAGGCTTTTTAGCAAATCAACTTGCGCCATTCCACCGCCAACAGGCATTTGGTTGCTCAACGATACAGTGTTTTCCAAACCCATAGGGTTAGCTGTTCTTGCATATTCCAAATTGCCAATTGGCGTGTCTGTTCCAAGCGTTCCCTGCAAAGCATTAGGATTTTCAAATGCCCTTAAATTTGCATAACCTAACTCATTACCTACGCCCAATTGCTCAACTTGATTGCTTTTCATGCGGTTGAGCTGATCCATCATGTTTTGGGTGTATAGCTCTTGTTCTTTTTGCCCTTTGGTGTCTAAATTAACTAAGGCTCTAGCCATTTCTTCTTTATCCATGTTCTAGCTCCCTCATCTTGATTAAGCCGTTGAGCATCCTGCTCTTGGTATTAAACCATTGCTGGCTAAAGTCGCAGTCTTCATAGTGCTCAAACTCAGGGATGCCCAGCGTGTAGTGCGCTATCTTGGCATTCTTGTTGTCCTGCTCACCCACTAGTACGTTCCATTCTTTCGGTAAGTCACCGATAAGTGAATCGGGCAGCCAACCGAAACGATGCAGGTCGGCGCCGGTCTGGTCGTCTACAAATTCTGGTGTCAACACCTTGTTTCTTGGGTGTTCGCAATTCCAAAGTATTAAGCTTGACCAGTTCTTTCGGGGATAGTCCCGATTCGCTGCTTCCATCGGTGTACCGATATATTTCTTTGGGTGCTTGGTCTGATAGTTGTGCTTTATTACCTGCACCGCCTTGGTCGGGTCAAATAGCTTGTTCAAGTCGTTAATGTTTGCCAGCATCAGCATATCGCTTGCATCAAGAAATATTGCCCTGCCGGTAAACTTGGTGAAATAGGGTACAAGAAACCGTTGGTAGATAAATGCGTTTGTGCCATCCCGTTGTTTACCGAAAAACGGCGTGATTGCAATTGGCTCACTGCTGCGCTCAATCAGGCTCTGACAAAACACATGGTAGCCAATAGCCTCCCTTGGGTCGTAGCCAGCAAATATCCTGATCATTTTAACGTCAGCCTGTACAAAGTTGAATCAATCAACGCGGCTATTTCGTCCACAATGTTTTGTAATTGAGAATCGTCTGGCAATGCCTCGCGGTTTTTGTAGACGTATTCCTTGATGCTGGTCAAATACTTAACAGGGTCTTTAGCATTGTGAAAATTCTCAGGAAAATCCTTGATTTTTTCGTAACACCCAGAATAAGCCTCTGCAAAATCATCTGTTAATTCAATGATTTCCTCATAATATTTTCCCAAAGCCTTATGCGTAGCATAGGAATCGGTGCTCAAGTGCATAAAGTGCGTCACGGTAGAGCTGTGAAACATTGTGGAAATAAAATCGGCAACGTCTTTTTTCATACTATTCCTTATGGCTGTTGGAACTCAATTCGGTTTTCAACAAAGCAAAATGGAAAGCCAGAAAACATTTTGCGTCAACATCCTTGAATGCAAGCTTAACATTCCAACACGGCTGGGGACTGGTGAGGAATTACCAGAGGTGGCGCAAGCCCTTCAGCGGCAACCACATGAACCAGTCAATCCCCATGCGTGTTAGCTCCAAAAAAAGAGGGTCGCAGACCCTCTAAAGGAGACAACTGCACATCAATTGTAAACGCTGGAATTGGTACGTCAACAGGCCAAGCGCCTTGATTAAAAAGTTTTTCAACCGTGGCTAAGTGGGCTTGATGCCATTTGTCTTGCCGTTCCTCTTTGCTTAACTCTTTGCCCTGGTCAATCTCATAATGGCATTTGAGGCA